ATTTAAATCATCGCCTTGCAGGTCAACATCAAACAACTGCTCGCGGATCACGTCTGCTGTGTCGTCAAGCCGCACTGGCTTGCGCGTCAACATGCCAGCCAGCATCCGTTCAAGGCGCTGGTAATACGGCGAGCATACGCTGCGTGCCAAGCGGTTGTCGTAGGACTCATCCAGTTCACGCGGCTCCTGCGGCAGGTAACGGCGATGCTTGCGGCGCATCCCATAGGTGCCTTGCAGCAGATCCTCAATCAGAATCCAATGCGGCTCTTGTGCATACCACGCTGTATTGGCATCTTGCACGCGAGTAACGCGGCGCTGCGCAATCGGCCGGTCGTAGTTGTTAAAGCCGGAATAGACCATTACAGCGCCGCAGTCATGAATGCAGTTTAAGCAGCAGTCAGCGTGATGCCATTGCGGCCAATCTTGATGTCAAACTCAGCGCCGGGCTCGTATCCCATCTCGCGCAGGTAGCCATCACCGATTTGCAGCTTGCCGTTGAATTGCACCTTTGCCTTGTAGGTCAGGCCGCGGCCACGCTTTGCTGTCTTGCTGCCTAGGTCAACGCCTTTGGCTTCCAGCAGCGCTTCATAGAACTGCGTGAATGCCACGCGATCCTTAATCACGTAGCCGCAAGCGCGCACCAGTTCGGACTTGGGCGCATTGCCCAGTTCTTTGACCTTGGCGAGTAGTTCAGCACCCTTGAGCATGGGTAGAGTTAATGATTGGCGGAATCAATATAGCCTGATGCCTGTAGATCGCCCAACACCTGCGTGTAATGGGTTGAATTCACGCCAGACCAAGTAGCCGAGCGCATCGTTCATGTGGTCATGGCCGGCATCCTTATCGGGATCGCCCTTGTCGGTGTAGCACTGCAGCTCCAGGCATTCGATCAGCCGCTTGCAGCGCTGGTGGATGGTGAGCCTGACCTGACCCTTGCCGTTTTCCAGCAAAGCCTGAACAGCAGCCACGCGATCACGGACGGGAGGATTTGCCCGCGGCGACTGGTTTGACATGCCGTAGGACTCCAGGATCTGGATATCGGTCTGGCTTGCGTTGGTGCTGCGGTTACCGCCGCTGGCATCTGGGTAGATGTAGATGCGCCGCTGCGGGTAACGCGCTTGGATCTCTTGCGCCAATGCGTCGGTGTCATGGGCGCCGCTGATCTCATCAATCACTAACAGGCTGCTGCCGGTGCGGACGCCGATTACGGCAGACATGTTGCCAACGTTGAAGTCAAGGCCAATACGCAGCGGCTCGCGGTCTAGGTCTGGCAGATCAACCACCACGTGCTTGTCGCGGCTGAAGCGGTCATAGATGGTGCCAGTGGTGAGGTTTACGAACTCTCCATCCAAGTACGCCCGCAGCAGGTTTGGGTCGTAGTTGGCTTCTAGCCGCTCGATAAAGTCCGGCGGCAGGTGTGGGTTGTCTGCTGATCGCATCTTGATCAGCTTGCGATCCGCACGCCCTTTGGCATCCTCACTGCCGAAGGTGTTCCACATCCAGCGGAAGCCTTCTGGTGTGGATGCAGCGCCGAACTGCCGCACATTGCCCGACCGCAAGCGGCCAAGGATTTTGGGGAATGCCTTGTTGGCGATAGATGGCGTCACTGTGTCGATCTCATCGGCGAGCACCCAGGCAAGGTTCAAGCCGATGATGCGTGACCAGTTCTCAAAACTGCGGCACAGGATCTTCGTATCACCGCCTGGGAGGTGCAGCATGTATTCAGGCAACGGGCTCGCCCTGAAGGTGTAGGGGATCTCATACGCCTCCAGAAAGTTCTCGAAGTCGTTTTGCCAGATGTCGCGGATCAGTGGGCCGGTGGGTTCCATCACTGCACCAATAAAGCCTTGATTGGCCGCGGCAAGCATCACCGCCTTGGCGCACAGCGCACGGGTCTTACCGGCGCCATAACCGGCTGAGATGCCGATAATCTGCGTATCGCTGTCATCCACAAACGCAAGCTGCCCTGGGTGCAGGTCAGCGCGGATGCGTTGCAGCAGATCGCCCGTGTCCTCTTGCGTTGCGACATCCATAAACCCAAGCAAGCTGCCGGGTTGGCAGATGCCGGCAAGCAGGCTCATGACATCTCAAACCGCAACAGCTTGGCCTGATCTTCTAGTGCTTTGATTGCAATGCTGAGGTTGCCTTTAGCGCGTGCTTCGCGTTCGTAATCCTGCAAGCGAGCGACAGCAGCAGCAAGCCACTGCGGCCGCTCTAGCTCTGCATCCAACGCCATGAGTTGGCGAGCGCGAGACATGTAAATCTCTGCCTGACGCTCGCCTACATCCCATGTTTCCGACGCAAATCGTATAATTTGCGTCCTACTGTGTGCACGCAAAAGCAGATCATAAACGGTGTTTACCCGCTGATCTGATTCGGAGTTGGTGCACTTTTTAGCCACCGTTTAGCCCTTAATTTGCACAGGCATTACAAGATACGTTACACCGTCCACGCCACTAGGTGTCAACACGACGGGAGTGGTTGCCGTATTGGCGTGCAGCGTGATGGCTTCAGCGGGCTTGAACGCCTTGATGCCATCCAGCAGGTAGTGGACGTTGAACGCCCATGCGCCATTAGCGGTGCCTTCCACTGCTAACAGCTCCTTGCCGTTGTTGGCGTCTGATTCAGCGGTGATGGCAATGGTGCCACCTACGGCTTCCAGCTTCACCACGGAGTTGTGCGCATCGGCAATGATGGCGACACGCTCCAGTGCACGGGTCAAGCGGCGACGGTCGGCGGTGATGGTGCTTTTGAACTCAGCGGGTACCAGCTTGGCCACGTCTGGGTAGGTGCCATCCATGATGCGGCTGTAGATGGTGATGCCGTCACCTGCGTCGATCACAGCTTGCCCTTTGGCAACGGCGATGGTGACCACGCGATCCTGCAGCAGGCGCATGGTGCTAGCTGGCAGCACAAGGTCTAAGCCATCTGGCAGGTCAATGGCGTAACGCATCAAGCGATGCCCGTCAGTGGCTTCCATGTGGCCGCTGCCGAGGTGGATGCCTTGGAGCATCTGCTTGCTGGCATCAGTGCTGGCAGCTGCCATGCAGGCGCGAATGCCGGCGGATAGGTGCAATTCGCTCGTAGCGGCATCCACAACCGGCAGCGCGGGGTAATCCGCCGCATCAGCCGCTGCAAGCCCGTAGGAGCCCGCAGAAGCGGTCAGAGCGCCATCTGCGAGGGTCAGAGCCTCATCGCCATCAAAGCGGCTCACAAGGCCAGCCAGCAGCCGATACGGCAGCGCTACAGCGCCATCGGTCTCCACTGCCGCTGGGATGGTGACGGTGATGCCGAGGTCAAGGTTGAAGCCGGTGATGGTCATGACGCCACCAGCGGCTTGGATCAGGCAGCAATCAAGGATCGGGTGGCTGCTGCGATGACCAACGGCTGGCGCGATGGTGCGCAGCGCGTGATCGAGATCGGCTTGGCAGGTAACAGCTTTCATTTGACGGTGGCGGCAGTGACGAGGCTGGTAATGATGCGTTCGTAATCAGCGGCGAAGCTATCCACAAGCTCCATGGGTAGCGGTACGCCGTCATCAATGGCGTTGTCGGCAATGGCTGCGGCGTACGCCACTGCTTGGGTCATGGTCTCATGTAGCCGATTGATCACCGGCTGCTGCTTGGCTGGAATGTGAATGAGCGATGACATATGCAACGAGAGTTTCAACGTGACGGCGGTTCAGGTCACCACGCATGAAGGCGCAGGCGTCCGCCACCAGCGCATGGTAAGCCGCCGTGGTCAATCCTGCAACAACCCCAGCACTCAAAGCACGCTGCCGGATCAGGTGCGCACGCGGGATGCCATGTGCTGCTGCTTCAGCGTTCAACCGCGCCAGGTCATCAGCAGTGACATTGATCTTGATTTCGGGCATTTGGCTTTGGTGGCTGGCGGCGAATCGTAGCTGTAGCGCGGTTTCTGACGGTTCTGACGGTCTCTTACGGTGAGCGTAAGACTCCAAAACCCAGTTGCCGCAAGGGGTTTGCCCCCCTTCTTACGTTTCTAACGGTAAAAAAGGTATATACGTATAGAGAGAAGCCTCCTACCTGTGCAACCTTGCTCTCTGCCTCTCTTATAGGGGATATGTTTCCAGAAACCGTCAGAAACGTCAGAAACGTCAGAACCCGCGTCACCACTGGGCTGGCGGGTCTTACGCCTTCTTACGGTTAGGCGCTTTGGATCGGGATTTTGACCGCTCGACCGCTCAAGCCAGTGCCACGGAAGTAGACGGTGCCGGCTTTGGCTGCGCCAGGCAATCGGGCCAGCACGGTGGACCAGCAGTTAGCCCATGCGGTGTCGCGGAGCATGGTGGCAATGGCTTCGGCGGTGTTCGAGATAAACACGTAGCCATCATCTGCCTTGATTCCGTTTCTACCTAAAACCGCTTGCGCAATGGTGGATGTGATGTCTGCATCAGCGGCATGATGCGCCGCAATATCTACCAGCTCGCCAATAGTTCTAGTGACAACCTTATCCGCTTCCACGCGGATTTGCTGCTGCAAGATACGCTGCAGGCATCGTTTTTCGTCCGGTACCTCTGTTGTTTGAGAGTAAGACTCCCATTCGTTTTGATCAATTAAGGCGAACGCTTGATCGCGTGTCGGCACCTCGCGCGACTGCAAAGACCATGCTCCAGCTAGCAAGGTGCCGTATTGATCACCGAGCCTCTGGCTATCAAAAGCCTCTGCAGCCGCACGGGTAAAGACCCTAACCGACTGGCGAATAACAGGAATCAGCGATATGGTCCGCGCTTGTAAACGCTGCCCAACTTGATCAGTCACGTAGCGGTCAAGATCGCGGTCTAGCGCTTCCCAGTGATCCAACCTTGCTTGCTTGGCAAACTCATTTGGATTGCGCAAGGTGAGCTGCGCGAAGCGTGATTTATCGGCGCCTTGTTTCAGCGCAGTAGCAATGCTGCTCATCAGAAACATTGAACGGATGGTGTAGCGCTGTGCGTCGCCTTCGGCGCTGCCCTTAATGGTTTGCGCTCGTGACTCGCTGCTGGCCACACGCGCTAATGACAGCACGGCTTGCATCCGCTGCTGATCTGGGCGCTCATTGGACTCCGCCTCGTCAAACACCACCGGCAGCGCATCGGCCCGTAGGGTCTGCCGTAGGCCAGCTTCACTGGTGTTGCCTGCCACGTGAAGGGCAAGGTCGCCGAGCAATGGGGCGATGTAGCGATCAAGGATGGCGGACTTGCCGGAACCGGCGCCTGCTGTGAGCCAGATATGCGGCCGCCAGTCAAGGGCACCGCAGATCGGCGCAAGCGCTGCCCATCCGGCAATAAGCAGCCCAGACGCTGGCACCTCCCATTTGAACCGCCCCGCCAGCTCAAGCAGCAGATATGCATCTTGATCAGCAAGCGGCACTGCCTTGCCGGGACCGCGCAAGCTGCCAAGTCGCTGGTAGAGGTATCGACTGCCGGCAATGCCGGAGGATATGGACGCCTCTTGATCGGTCAATACAAGCCGGTCGCCTAGGTGCAATACGGATTGCTTCTGGTCCCACCATGCACCACGGCCACGGATGCGATCTGGTGAGTAGATGCCAGCAGCAGCTTGGCGTTCAAACAGACTGCTGGCCGCTGCGGTCCAGTTAGCGCCGGTCTTAGATGGGTAAAGCGACTCCCAATAAGCGAGCGGCGCAATGGCGCAGAGATTGGTACCGGTATGCGCTGAGCGCGACAGCCTGGTTACCTGCCCGGTGCTGTGCGGCTGGTAATAGAAGGCGTCATGGTCAAAGCCAAGGCACGTGAAATAGTCATTGCCATCCGGCAGCGGATCTGGCTCAATAGCTGGCTCTGGATCAGGTTCTGGCGCCAGTTCCGGCAACTCAATCGGTGCGGAGCGGTTGTGCTTGAGATATGCAGCGGCCGCGGCCAGACTCCAGTCGGCATCGGCTAGATCCCACCCTTCTGGCACATCTGCTGGTGGATGGACGATGCGCACTTGATCGGCGCCAGCCTTCAAAAGCCTGATCGCCAGCTTTGCCATGGCTTCACGGCCTACGGCATCAGCGTCAGGCCATAGGACACAACGCCTGCCGGCCAGCGGTGACCAGTCAGCTCTGTCGATAGCTTTGCAGCCGCTGGGCCATGTGACGACCACGGCTGATGGATAGAGAAGTGCTGCTGCATCAGCGGTTTTTTCGCCTTCAACCACCAGCACCGGTGCATTGGGCTTAAGCGCTAACTGGCGCTTGCCATACAGCGGACGTGGCGCCGGCGGCGCTTTCCATAACCATTTCTCGCCAGTCCACCACAAAGGCAGGATGTCTTTACCGCCATCTGGCTTGTCTTTGCGGACAACGTAAAACGTGCTGCTGTACTGCCAGAACTGCTTGCCGTGCGGTAATGGCGGATCTGGCATCGGCTTGGCAATGCCTAGATGCTGCTCAATACGCTGGCAGGCTTCGGCGTAGGTCAAGCCTTGGTGACGCATGAACAGATCCATGCCGGTTCCACCACCACCTGTTTGATCCTTGCCGCCGCATTTGTTGCAGTACCAAGAGCCGCTGCCGTCTTGATCATCAAAGCGATAGCGATCCTTGCCGCCACATAGCGGACAGGGCTGGTGCTTGTCGGATAACTGGTCTGGCGTCAAGCCGCAAAAATGCGCCAGCAGGTCGGGCCACCTGCCGTTGACTGCTTCGATAATGCTCATCACTTGCGCCCCTGCAGCTCGCGGCGCATGGCTTGGTTAACGAGATCACGCATCACATGCGAAAGGCTCTTCATCTCTTGCGTTTGACTTAGAAGCCATTGCTTCTGCTCTTCAGTTGCGACAAAGCGAATCATGCGGCTGGCGTCATAACGCTTCACGCGGGCACCTCCTGAATCATTTGCATCCCAGGCCACTGTGGCCCAACCTGGCCAAGCAGATTGGTTTTTAGCCACACCTTGCAACCATCGCGGCGGGCAATGGAGACTAGATCAGCTACCCATTCAAACGGCGGCGCAAAGGCTTCGTTTTGCCCCGCATTAGCTGATTGAGCGCCAATCACAATCCAATCAATGCCCTCCAAGCTTGAGAAGGTGATTGGTGCCAGCAATGGCTCAAGCGACAGCCACTTCACTTTGACCCCGGACACCTTGCGCATGGCTGCCAGTGTTGGTTCGGCCCGGTGCTGTTCGTCGACCGAAGCTCCAATCCAACCACTAGCCGGAAGTTGCAGCCGGTCGTAACGCTGCGGGAACTTCGTCAGGTAGAGGTACTCCCATTGTGGGTTTGCCACGGTTGAAGCCACTACCTGATCAATCCATTCCTGCGGTACCCAAGCGCCAAACAGGTCAGCCATGGAGCAGACAAATACTCGACCATGGGCGGCATCATCCACTGCACGGGCAGGCACTGGCGTATTAGCTGGCGCGTCAAGCCGCTCATGGTGAAACAACGGCGTAAAGCCTGCCGGGTAGTAGGTGGCCATATCGCGTGATTCGGCAATGGCGCGGGCGTAGCAGTAGGTGCATCCGTGATTGCAGCCAGTGACAGGATTCCAGCTCCACATTGCCCAGCCGATCTCGGTGCCTTTTTGCTGGTTGAAAGTGGCTTTGCCTTTGGGCTTGGGATACTCGTAGGGGTTGCCCTTGTGGTCGAGCAAAGTGATCGTTTGCGCCACCTCTACCTTCGGAGTTTCAGGCTGCGGCCTGCTAGCGGCCTGCTGCCGTTCACGTTGCTGTGCCTCCTTGTGCGCCTTATCGAGTGCCATCGTGCCAGCCTGCACTTGAGGCAGCAGGTCTGGTGCCGAGCGCTCTACGCGTGCAGCCTGCTCAACAGCGCTGCGACTGGCGCCAACAATCTTGGCAGCCTGAGCCGTGGTCTTGCGCTGCTCTGCAGGAGGCGGAGGCGGAGGCTGGACCGCCGCAAGTCGCTTGGAACTTTCGCCTAGATCTGGGCTAATGTCAATCCCCTTTGGTTTCAGGTCGGTGCGCTTCCCTTGCCTTTCCTTCGCCGCCGGCTGCAGCAATTCACGCACCTTTAGTGCTACTACAGCACGCTGCCCAGCATTCAGGTGCCGCCGGTGAAGGTTGGCGCTTAGGCTGAAATGCACCGGATCAGAACCTTCGTAGCGATCAAGTACAACTTCCTGATGCGTTTCGTAGCAGGCAAGTAAACGATTGCGACCGTCTAGCAAGGTGCCATCATTCCAAATCGTAATCGGCTGATGCAAACCTCGTTGTTTGATGTCAGCGCATAATTCTGCAAACTCTGCGCCATCAACCATAGGAAAGAGATCAGCAGCAGGATGAATGCCGGTGATTTCTGGGTAGTGGCGAAGGATGTCAGACCAGTTGGCAGTCATCGTTGTGCGTTCTCCGCTTTGGTAAGGAACAGGTACTGCTGAAGAGCCAAGAAAGCTGCTGGATCTTGCTTGAACCAAGCAATTTGCGGATCAGCTTCGCGGCCTTCCATTTTGCTTGCAGCGGCAAGGCAATCGCTAGTTATTTGATCGCGCCACTTTGTAGGCGCTGTCACTAGGTAGGCCCACTGGTCAGCACCGCCGACCGACAAAAGGCAGGCATCGTGCCACGGCTGCACGATTGAACTGGTGACCATATTGATTCGGTCAAACCATAACTCACGCTTGTCAAGATCAAGCCGCTTCATGCCGCCAACATTGCAGCCAAGCGTTGATAGTGATGTTGTAAACTTTGGCGCTTTAGCCAGTATTTCTGGCGTTAAGCACCAGTCTTCAATGTGATTAGGATCGTTGTACAGGAAAGCAGCGTCGGCATTTTTCAAATCATAAAAATCATAAGATTTAGAATCTACGCACAAAGCATTAACCATTACGTCTTCGTTTTGATCATAGTCGCGTTCAATGTTTTCCAATAGGTCAAGCCATGTACCATGCTGCTTTTCAAGGAGAAGCACGTTGCAACTCACCCACGTTTGCCCTGCAACATATTTAGTGTGATGCAGGATAATTCCCGGTGAGCAACCTTTCCAAAACGTTTTACCTGCATACGGGACACCATCTCCGGCCGTTAAATCAACGATCATGTAATCATGAATGCCTAGCTTGTTGGCCTTAAGCGTGCCAACCTCTCTGCCTAGCAATTTGTTAAGAAGGTCGTGCTTGCAGGGCGTGACGCCTGACTTGCCGACTATTGCGCGTTTGGGCATTGCTCCGTGTTGTGTGTCCGTGCTAAGGTTAGCAGACCTTGGGCCGACCGTCAACCATGAACCTCCGCCCCTACCAACAACAACTAATCAACGACATCCGCCTGCAGTATCAGCTAGGGCATAAATCAGTCCTAGCAGTGCTGCCGACCGGCGGCGGCAAAACGGTGTGCTTTAGCTACATCGCAGAGCAAGCCAGCCGCAAGGGCAATCGCGTGCTGGTGCTGGTGCACCGGCAAGAGCTGCTGGATCAAGCCAGCCGCGCTATGCCAATGCCGCATGGCCGTATCAGCGCTGGCCGCAGCATGGATCTCAGCCATGCCGTGCAGATTGCCAGCGTGCAAACGGTTGCCCGCCGGCTGCACCTGCTGCCGCGTGATTTCTTCCAGCTCCTAGTGGTCGATGAGGCACACCACACCACTGCCGGCACATGGGCCAAGACGGTTCAGCACTTCCATGCCGCCAAGCTGCTCGGCGTAACTGCAACACCGATCCGCTCGGATGGCCGCGGCCTTGGCGAGCACTATCAATCCATGGTGCAAGGCCCAACAGCGCAGCAGCTCACAGATGCCGGATTCCTCGCCGCTGCCAAGGTGCTGGCACCGCCGGGCTTTGACTCAACCGGACTGCGCAAGCGGATGGGTGACTTCGACCCTAGGGAGGCTGAGCAGCGCGTCGGCACCATCATGGGCGATTGCCTTGGCCACTACCGCAAGCACCTGCCAGGCCAGACGGCGATCGCGTTCTGCTGCAGCGTGGCCCATGCCGAGGCAGTGGCAGCACTCTTCCAGTCAGCAGGCATCGCCGCGGCCAGTATTGACGGCAGCATGGATACCGCGCAGCGCCGGCAGTTGCTCAGCGATCTGGGCACCGGCAAGCTCAAGGTGCTCCT